GTCCAATCTAGATTACGTTCTAGGTAATAAGATCGGAGTTTAAAATACGCGGCTTCTGGACTAAGAGTAGGTTCTTGTTGCAGAAGTCGGGCGAGAGAGTTTTCATGTACGGCTGCATCGGGATGTTTTGCACTAAACTCGTTGTAGACTTCTAAGGCACGATCATTAGCCTCTTGTGTGTCAACTCTCTCATTTTGCTCCGCTACTAGTGGCTGCAATGCGGTATCTAGCATCTGCTTGACAGCTTGCATATCCAAACCGCCACCACCAATGGCGTCTATATTATGCCCCGAAGCTTGGGCTTGTGTCAACATGTATTGTATAGTTTCGACAGGATTTGATTTATAAGCCGCAATCAATTGTGCGCCTGTAGTTACCTCTTCTGGCGTGAGGCTGTATTGTGTGCCAAGTGTGCCAGCATTGTTAATCGCTTCTATTTGCGCTTTGAGAGTTGAGACTTCCTTTGTTGCTGTATCGGCTCTTGCTTTTTCTCTTTGTGCTGTTTCGTAGAAGCGTCTTTCTTTTCCTCCTGTAGCAATGACGTTTCCTTGTGCATCAACGAGGTCTTGGGGACCACCAGACGTTTTTCCTGGTGTGTCTTTTCCATCGCCGTCCTCAGTACCTTGTTCACCACTGGCTGTAGATGCCTCTTCGCCAGTGTCCGTCGTCGCTCCTGTATCTTCGCTGCTAGTACCTTCATCTGTAATCTGTTGGTCATCCCCTTCTCCAATACTGTCTAGTATTGCTTCATCAGTGCTAATGAGTTCTTCAGCCATAGTTCATCCCCTTATTGCTGTGCAGAAGCTTGGCCTTGCGGTTGCTGCTGTTGTTGTTGCATAGCAGCTTGCAAAGCCTTCTCCGGTGAAACACCAGATTGTATAGCAGATTGTACTTGCTGCTTAACCTCTGGTGGGAGTTGTGCTAGTATCTGTTGTAGTTGTTCTGGACTCGCACTAGCAATATTAGGTCCAGCTTGTCCGTTACCACCCTGAGCCGGTTGTCCTTGTCCTCCTTGAGCCTGTTGCTCTATAGAAGCAATAAGCTCTGTCCAATCTTCTTCTCTCATTGTTACTTCGTCGAAAGCTTTTTCCATAACTTGAAGCATAACCTTAAGAACGGGGCCGGGAGCCGCATTAACAAATTGTCCAAGAACCTGTCCAAACTCCAGAGCTTCTTCTTTCTTGGCAGCACTTGTCGGCTTTTTAGTAGAACCGCCAAGCACAATAAGCGAAAGACTACTGATTTCTTCCGGCGATAGGTTCTCCCAGACTTCCTGTGCTTCTTCACCAACTAACTCCACTACTTGTTCTACTGGCATGTTCTGGAGGCAGAGTTGAGCAATGCCCCAATAGATAGCGCCAATCCAATCCTCAATCTGATCGCCCTTCTCATCTACTCGCATGTTAGCCGCTTGCGCGTTAGCTTGTACAGCAGCCTTGTTAGTATTGGTCTTAAACTGTTCTCCTCTTAAGACTGTACCAACAGATGAGATGCGGTCTATTGCTCTGTAATAGTCTTCCTTATCGAAGAGTTGGTCAAACTGAATAGACGGTGGGGGAATGGAACCGATAACGTCAGACAATTTTGTCTCAATAGGGACATTCAACCCCCTAGCTGTCCCATCATCACCGTTCAACACTATGGTAGCATCTTCCTGTGATAGCACATTGCTATTATAGAAGATGTTACGCCGCCCCCACCGCCTAGCTCTACGTGTCTCATCTGTTATCTCATTGATCGCATCTTGTTGATCTAGATAATAGGAGACTTCCCCCTTGGTAAGAGGCCCATTAGGAGACTCAAAGAAGGTCAGTGGATAGAATGGATAGAAGGTGTCAAGACGGTCAGGATCGTCCCAAACCCATATCGGCCATGTCCAATCTTTAGAGTTGAACATGAGAACCCTACGAGTGACCTTATCATACACCTTGAACACTTTAGTCATCTTGGCTTTTTCAAACGCTATCTCATCGTTAAAGCCAAATGACTTTGCCGTATCCTTACCTTCTTCAAAGATGCTAAAGTTGTCTGCACTGTTGTTATCATCGTCGTTCTGTTCGCCTAACGATACCTTCATAATGTGGGTAGGTGCATAGATAGAACGAAACTCATTCGATTTGCCCTTACGCTTGGCGTATTTGGCAAGAATGAACTCAGTAGGTAGGATATCCTCTTCAATGAGCCAATTAGCATCAGATAAATCTATTTCCTTAGCACTGGGGTCCACATGAATCTCAAATGGAGACTTAACATTGGCGAAGGGACCAGAAGGCTGTAAGATGTCGATGCTCTCCTCAAGAGCTTGTATCTTACCTTCAACTTCAATGATCTTCTTGGTGTCTTTAGCCTTCTCCAACTGTTTGGCTAGTTTGGCTAGGTCTTCTAATGCTTGTTCACTAGATTCTTGCTTTGCCGTCCAACCAATCTTAATCCAAGCTCTGTTAGTAAGCAGACAAGTAACAACACTCCTCTTAGCTTTTGGCTTGAGGTTGATCCCAGGAGCCGCCTTGCGTCCACCAAGGACATTGACAAGTCGCTCTGTAATTGTAGCCAGTCTTTTCTTACTCTCCACATTGGAAGTAAACTCTGCTTCAGGGTTTCTAGAGTAGAGGGCCGGGACCATAGTAGTAACGTTCGCAAAGACAACATTCTCGGTTTCCGTAATATTAGAGTTAAGTTTCTGGTTGCCTAGAGTATTCCCAGAGGCGAATTGTTGTCTTACACGGTGTTCTAGCTGATCGTTCTCAAAGTAACGGATAGCTTCAGCCCAAGCCTCTCTAACGTCCTCAGTATGAGACTTAGCTTGTGAAACACGAGACTTCCACATCTTACCAGTAGCCTTAGAGACAGGTATCTTGCTGTCTCCTACTACACGATAAGTAGGTTCTCTTCTTCTACGCCTTCTAACTGGTTTGTCGTCACCAAGAGAAGCGTCGATGTTAGCATCAACATCTTCGGGGATTTGTTCTTCAGCCATTTTATCGTCCTATTCCTAACTTTCTAAACCTCTTTTCTAACTCTATAGCAACTGGGTTTTGAGCCATAGGTTGTCTAGGTAACCCAGATACAGGTTCTGGAGTTCTTTGTTGAAGCTTTAATTGCCTTATCATATTAATCAATCGGTTCATGGAAGGGTCTAATGGCCCAGGTTGCCTTTGCGGAGGGGGTTTAGTTTTAAAGGCTAAATCAGGGTTGACTTGTCTTGGTCCTATAGTAAAGTCGCCTTGTATCTCTCTTAGTGCTTGTAACAACGAACGCTGAAGGTCAGGGTTAGGGTTAGCAGTAGGCTTAGGCAGGTTACGAGTTAAGTCTACGCCGCCTTGACTTGCTATAATCCGTCTGGCTTCTGATAACTGTTCTGGTGTACGGCTGACTACACCGGCATCTGGCGCGGGAGTAGATTGATCTACTATATCAAACATTTGGTTGCCAGTTGCTTCATCAATCGCTATCTTACCTGTTTCAGCATCAAGCATTGGTGCTTGCCTACCAACAGCTACTTCTCCCGGCCTAGCGACAGCAGCAGATGGAGCGGTAACTTGTCTGCCAGGATCAGGAGTTAACGGGAACTTAGCTTTGTCAACAGGAAATTCTTCAAAGATTGCTTGCACGGCTTTTTTGGTTGGCTTCTCTCCTGATGTGAATAAGTCTCTTAAAGCCTCTTGCCTTGGGGTTAGTTCATTGGTTCCTGTTCTAATTGCTTTTAGATCAGCCCGTAAGGCTAGGGCATTAGCCTTAATTTGTGCTTGTTCAAGGGCAACATCAGGACGTAGGCGACCAGTTAATGCTTCTTGTGGTTCATCTAACTCCTCTCCGGTAATAAGTTTTTGCCTCTCGAAGCTACTTTTGCCTGTTGGGATGCGTCTGGCATCTCCTGGTCCTGTTGAACGTCCTTGAGAAGCGGTAGTTCCTCTAGCCTTAAGTGCTAAGACAGCCCTAGCTTGTGGGGTATTTCCAATGAGTTGCTCTTCAGGAGTGTCAGGATTTATGATACGAGAGCTAAGGTTACCTTCAGCATCTCTACCTTTTACAAACGTGTCTTCTAAGTCTCTAAGGGTGAAATTATCATCTGGCTGTATTTTGTACTTCGGGCCTCTACCAAAGAATTTACCACTGGCTTTGTCTAGAGCGTCTTCTCCTATTACTTGACTAGCAAGAATTTCTTCGTTGGCAGGAGTATTAATTTCTGGTTGCTCCTGTAACTCCTTAATTCTTCGTTGCAAGATAGCTTCTTGCCTTTCATTAGTTAAATCAATATCATCTTGTCGAGGTATTTCCTTACTAGCTCGTAGGTCTTGTGGTTTACCTTCCTGTGCTTTTGTATACTTCTCTCTAGGAATAAAGCCTAACTCTTTCTTGATAGCTTCTTCATCTGCCCTAGCATCAGGCTTTCCAAGTCTACTACTCTTGGTAGGTTCATACTCACTAGGCTTTCTAGCAGAAGGTTCTATATCAATATCTCTTAGTACTCCTTCGTCTATGAGGTTACGTTCTATCTCATCTAGTTGTTGTTCGACTGTTCCTTGGAACCTAACATTAGGGTTATCAGCCCTAATCTCATCAAATCTATTTAAGACTTCTGGGTGACGGTCTAACTGGCTAGATGTAGGCCCAAAGAATGTGGGAGCTTCTCCGCCAACATTAAGCTCGGGATCTAAAGATAGCTCATCGGTAGGTCTGTGGACTCCTGGTGCAGCAAGATCTTCAGCATCTCTTAATGCTCTCTTTTCAATAGCTTTAGCTCCCGCACGACGAAGTCCTTGTATGATAGCGAGTAATCCAGCACTAGCCATATCTTACACTCCGACGCTCTTCATTAACGTCACGCTCTCCCCATTGATACCAACCAACTTTCTTTGGGTCTTGTTTGACCATCAACTTGGAGATGTTAGGACGATGAGACAACATGTACTTAGTAGTGTCCATAGCATGATCGTCTTTATCTACTGGCTTATCTAGTTGCTCACCCATTGGATTTTTCTGCCAGTAGTAGTCCGAAATCTCATTGATCCACCATTCAAGCTCGTCCGACACATAGAGATACGGAGAGTTGTATTCTCCAGTGATGGGGTTTTGGTGGCTACGTTGTGGGAGCAAGTACTGGTTGACTTTGATGATACCATTGGAGATATCGTTGTTACCTCTTGTGGCGATGATCCCTTCCTCTAGGAACATATCACTTATAGCTTTTCCAACTAGTTTCTTACCAGCACTCTTGCGCCGGAAGATATCGGGGTCAGCAAGGATCATGTTAGAAGGATCAACGTCATACTTAGCGCGAATAGACTTGATAGAATCAATGTGGTCGTCAAGGGGAACTTCTCTTTGGTAAGCTCCGTCCATAAGAAATACATTACCGTAGTTGTCAACAAAGCCAAGGATATAACAGAAAGGAACAGCAAGTCCATAGTCATAGCCTTCTAGATAAGTAATCCCAGAAGCCTTTACTTGTAGTTGCTTGTAATAGTTATGTATGCTATGATGAGTCATAACATGTAGGCTCTCGTTGAAGGCTGGATATACCAGACCTTCATACGAGGCCCATTCCCCCATGAGGAACCTTGATCGCATTTGCCCTTTATAAGAAGCCTCTAGAGTCTGAATGAAGTCTGCTTCCAAGTTGTCTTTATTCTCATAAGTAGAGCCTTCAAACAATTCGATAATAGGTACAGGTAGCCCATCGTCACCGCGAAGTATATGTCCTTCACTGTTGGTCTTGCATAATAGCCTATCATTAATAGCCCCTAACTTTAGATCATGCAATGGCTTAACTAGCTCACGGTATACCCAATTTCTAGTGGGATTACAGGTGAGAACGAAAATACGAGGCCCACTATCAGGCATAGTATCGTCTGTACCTTCGTAACGAGTCATCCCTCTGAGTCTTCCTAATAGATCAAGGAAGTCCTTGTGTACAATCTCTGGATCTTCCATCTGGTCAACAACGATCCAATCATAAGTAGCAGACAGCAAGTTAGACGTTGTAGCTTCGTTGCCTAACTTGCCTTGCTGTGCAATGTATCGAAAGTTGATGGTTGTACCATTCTTTAGTGTACAAGTATTACTAGCGTTCGCACTTTTAGGGAAACTTTCAATCCAATCGGCTGGACACCACTTTATAAATTCTTTCCTAAGTGTGTCATTAAGTTTTGGATATGTTGACCTAGCCATAAGGCCGTTTGACCCTGGATAGTCCTTTGCGAGTTGACACGCTTTGATACACGCGCCAGAAGTCTTCCCAT